CCAGTATCCGCCCCTTGAAGTCCGCGCTTGGAGGCAGCACCACCTGCACCATTCCACCAAGTTCCGCACGAATAGGACGCGCGCCCAAAGAGATGACCTTCGAGAAGCCCGCTTGGCCATTGGTCCAGGGCGGGAAGACCACCGCAACGACCGCGTTGTCTGGAATATTAAAGACTGTCAGATAGCCGGTTGAAACAATAATGCCCAATCCCAGGGCAACCGCGGGAATCAGGCTACGTAAAGATCCATCGTCTACCTTCATGGAATTTGTGGTCAATTTGACCCTCCTCAAGCAAAGCAGCTCAATTCCACTGAAGACCCAAATTGTCATAAACGGGTTAAGCAGACCTTACGAAGCAACGCTGCGGGCCCTTGTCCGCTCCCTGCTACACGAACAGCAGATCCGCAGCGACGGCGGATACAGGCCGGCATCCGCAGTGATCCCACCAGAACATTCAAGCCGCATGGCTGTAGATCATTGATGCCGATTTGAGGGAGGCCGCCCGCTTATAGCAGCCAGAGGCATGGCACGTGGCTCGGCCCCCGAACGAACAATCGGCCGACTGGCATACTCGTTAAGCTTTGAAATCACTGGTGCTGCCGGAGAGATTTGAACTCTCGACCTCTCCCTTACCAAGACAAGCAGCAGTATGGCGTATGTTGACCGTCTTGCGCGGTTCTTGCCGCTTTTCTGCCCATCGCAAGCGGCCGCTTCGGGCTAATGTAGGTCAATGTAGGTTGCGCCTGACGCCCAAAATGGGTGGTTACGCTCAAAACCGCGCGCGGGCTTTGCCCAATCGAATACGGCGCACCCATATCAATTCGAAATGGTCTGCGCCTATCCGCCAACCGTCTTCGTCGCCGCACGGATATAGGCGAACAGTTGAGTTATCGCCGAGCACCGCGACCTGCACCACTTGCCGGCGTCCGTTAATTTCAACCACCCAATAGTCCTCGTTTTTGATGTTCGGCGTCATTTTCCCGCTCCTTCCACGGTTCCCGAGATGCTGTCCACGGCGGCCCGAAGGCGACCCGGGCAGTGCTTTGCGTAAACTTTCTCGACCATCGCCAGCGAGTTTCCGAGCACGCCAGCGATGTCGAATAATGGCACGCCGCGCCGCGCCATGTGGGTGGCGGCGGTATGCCGGAAGACATGGGGCGATACACCCGTCCCCTTGGGCTTTTCGCCGGTTCCCCGCGGCGTCGTACGCGGCTCGCCGAAACCAGCCAGTTCTGCGATGCTCTGGATCGTGGCCCAAACCTCGCCGCCGTTGTCCAGCACCCGTTCGTTGATCTTCTCTTTGTGCATCCGCTCCAGCATCGGGCGAAGCCGGGCCGATACGGGCACACTGGGCCGCCGCTTCTTGGTCGCTTTCCGCCCTGGTGGATCCAGATGGATAACGCCGATCTCCCAATCGACCTGGGACCAGGTCAAATCCAGCAGCGCCTGTTTGCGCGCCGCTGTTTCCAACGCCAGCCAGATGAACCGCTCTCCCCTGCCCATGCGTCGCGGCTCGGGGCCGTAGAACGCGGACGCGGCGGCCAGAAGGCGGTCTATCTCGTCCTGCCGTAACCATCGGTCGCGTGGGGCGCTGTCTGGCGGCAAATCATACACCGGCAGCGCGCTAGACGCCAGGATGCGCCGCTTCGGCGCGGCGCACCAGTTAAGACAGGCCCGCAACGCCACCAGTTCTCGTCGAACCGTACCGGATTTCACACGGCGCAATCGAGCGTCCACATAGGCGTCCACCAAGTCTTGCCCGATGTCGGATGGGCGATATTGGCCGAAATGGAGCTCCAGCGCCTTCCATGAATAGCGCAGAGTGTCAGGAGCCTCTACTGTGGCTATGTGCTTCGCAGCATAGATCGCCCACAAATCGGCCACCGTCAGATCGGAGCCGACGTCTGGCGCCGAACGTTCCATCAGGAGCCAGGAACCGAGAAACGCTTTCGCAGCAGCCAAATCTCGCGTGCGCGTGCTGACGCGCTTGCTACGGCAGCCTTCTGTCCAGTGGACGTAGTAGAAGCCGTTTTTGGCTTGTCTGAGGTCCGGTATCGACATTTCATACGCTCCAGATAATTGGCTAGATCGATCTCGTCTATCAGGACCGGCCGGCCCGGCAGATAAGGTAGCTTTCCTTCCAGCCGGAGCCGCTTAACCTTGCTGCGTGAACAGCGCAGCCGGTCAGCTACCTCCTTTTCGGTCAAGTACATCGTCCGCCTCCAGGATTTCCGCGATCTTGACGGCGGTCGACATGGTGACCAACCGGTTGACGCGCAGCCACGCGGTGTTGGGCGCGCTGGTGCTGACCTTCATCTCAAAGGACGGAACTTCGTCCGCCTCGATGGCGTCGCCCGAATGGTTAGGTAGCAATTCGTCGGGCGAGACGCCCAAAGCGGTCGCCAGCTTCTGTAAATTCTTTGGCGTCGGAAACGATCGACCTCTGATGTAGACAGACACGGCGTCCCGGGCCAGATCAGCGCGGCGCGCCAATTCGCTCTGATGCCAACCCTTACGGAGCATCTGAGCGTAAAGGCGCTTGCCGAATTGCATCTTCGTCAAGCTGCTCGGTGCCAACACAGGCAACTGCGCGTCTTCCCCGTTGTCGATATGCTTCATAACCTTTCGAGCCACCCCATGATCCCCCAATGCTTGCGCGCCCCGTCTGTAGGGCGTTATGTAGTCGGATGTATTACGATTGTCAACCACAAAATAAGACAACCTGTCCGATAGAGGTTGACGACGGGCCGACCTGTCCTGTATCTCCTGTATGATTGATGCGGCATACGTCTGACAACATAACTTACTTTAGGTGGTACGAATGCAGTTCAGCACGCGCAAGTTTTTGTCCGACATGTTCCCGGACCGCGCCGGTATACAGGGCCTTCTGCGCGCGTATGGCGTGAAGGACGTGCCGAGCGACGCCGCCATACAAAAATGGTTTCTGCGCGGGTCGGTGCCTGCGGATTGGTTTGCCCTGCTCCTGGTCTACCTGGAGCTGGAACAAGGCGAGCCTGTCCGCTTGGCGAGATACATGGAGGGCGAAAATGGTTGATTGTCTAGCTGAAGACGAATTGCGGACCTACTGGTCGGCTAGCCAAGCGGCGCGGAAAGGCGATCACGACGGCGCCGAAACCTTGGAGCTTATTGCCTTGCACAGCGATCAGCCCCGCCTTCGTGACGCCGCAAGGCGCGCTTTTGCGGCCCACCGGTGCCGGGAGGGTCTGCGATGCGCATTGTCGGAGTAGATCCTGGCTGCTATGGCGCCCTCGCTTTGATGGAGAGCGGGGCGCTGATTGCCGTCGCCGATATGCCCATCCTGAAGGTGCGCCGCGGGAAAACCGACAAGGCGGAGGTCGACGGCTATTCCCTGGCGGCCTTGCTGCGCGAATGGTGGCCCGACGCCGCAGCCGTGGAACTGGTTGCGGGCATAACCGGCCAGTCAGCTTCCGCGGCCTTCAATTTCGGACGCGCTGCCGGTGCGGTCGAGTACGCACTCAAAACCTACGGCACCCAAGTAGAATTGATTGCCCCGGTTACGTGGAAAAAGGCGATGCGCCTGTCTGCCGGAAAAGACGACGCCAGGGCCAAAGCGATGCGCCTGTGGCCCGCCAAAGCCAATCTCTTCGCGCGCAAGAAGGACGACGGCCGGGCCGAAGCAGCGTTGATAGCCCAATACGCGACCGACAACCTGTTCCAGGTCCAAGGGAGGAAAACCGATGTCTTCGATTGAGCGGACCAACATCCCGAAAACCACGCGTGCGCTGCTGGCGCTCCAGGCGGCAGAACTGATAGAAGGCGACCGCGACCGGGAATACGGCGACCCCGCCGTGAACATGGCTTGCGCGGCCGGCTTGAAGGCCGTGGTCGCGCGCTATGCGCAGCGCAAACTGGCCCCCACCGAGAAAGAGGCGCTGGATATGCTTCTGTCGAAAATCAGCCGGTCCGTCACCGGAAAGCCCAAGGCGGATACCTTCGTCGATATCATCGGTTACGCGGCGATCTACGGCGAGCAGGCGCTGAAAAACGACGCTTGACTTGTCTGATTTGGCGTCATACAAATTAATACACACTTCGCTATTCTGCTGTTATGTCTGCCATGAGGGCCTGATGCCGAAACCATTTCCCCACCAGATTGAAGGCGCGAAATTCCTGGCCCGCAGCCAGGGCGCGCTTCTGGCGGACGAGCCAAGGGTGGGGAAAACCGGCGCGGCGATCATGGCGTGCGACATGGTGTTTGCCAAACACATCCTGGTCGTGACTACGGCATCCGGCAGAGCCAATTGGCGCCGCGAGTTTCAGGAGTGGGGTTTCGCCAGGACAACGGCGGCCGTCTACGCAAAAGCCGACCGGCCCGATACGCAGGTCGTGATCGTGAGCTGGTCCATGATAACCGATCCCGGCCTTCTGGAGCATCTCTGCCGCCGCGGCTGGGACGTGCTCATCGTCGACGAGAGCCATTACGGCAAGACCCCCGATGCGAAACGCACGGCTGCCGTGTTCGAGGCTCTAGCCCCCAAAATAAACACGGTCTGGTGCCTATCCGGCACACCAGCGGCCAATGGGCCGCACGAATTGTTCACCACCTTGGCGGCGTGCGCACCGGAACGGCTGGAAGAGGGCTCCGATTGGCCCGCCTGCAAGACATATGATCGTTGGGTCGACCGCTACTGCCGGGTGCAACACCGGAAATACGGAAATCAATGGGTTCCCGTCGTCAAGGGCGGCAAGAATTTGGACGAGTTGAAAGAGCGGTTGCGCGGCTTTGCCTTGCGTCGCACGCAGCAGGACGCAGGTATCCGAGAGCCCATCTACAGCCTCTATTCGCTATCGGCGGATGCGGCCGCGCTGACCGCCATTCGGAACGCAGTCGCTGACATAGGCCTGAGTGCGGAAGAGGTTTTGGCCGCCGCCGAAACCGGCGAAACAGCCGGGCTTGAATTGCATCTCGGCGTCCTGCGCCGGATAACCGGCACGATCAAAGCCTATGCCGTCGTTGAGGCGCTGCGCGAGGAACTGTCGAACGGTCTTGACCGGATCGTGCTGATGTCCTGGCACGCGGACGTCCTGGCCGCGCTGGAAGAAGGACTGCGCAGCTTCGGCGTCGTAACCGTATCTGGCGAGACGCCAGCGAAAAAACGCGAAGCGGCCATAGCTGATTTTCAGGGCGGCAAAGCCCGCGTCTTCAACGGGCAGATGCAGGCGGCCGGTGAGGCCATCGATCTATCCGTCAGCGCCAATCTGATGTTCGTGGAAGGCTCGTTCAATCCGAAGGATTTGAAACAGGCCGCGCTCCGCATCACCAACCATTCGCAGACCCGCCAATGCTTCGTCAGGGTCTGCGTGCTTGATGGCTCGATCGACGAAGCGCTTGGGCGCGTTGTGCTGGCGAAGGTCGCCACCAACCGCAAACTGCAGGAGTGATGCATATGACAGTGCGAATTGAAATTATCGAAGAAACCGCGGAGCTGGCACACCACCAGCTCACAAAATTGCTGAACATGTCCCGCTTGACGACGCCAGTTCAGGCTATCTCAGGCGCCGTAGGCGCGCGGACCCCGAGCGAGGTACTGCCCGAAAGCGACACCGAGAATGCGCAGTCTGCGACGACCGAAGAAGCCGCGAATGCGGCATCGGACAAGCCGAAGCGCACGCGCAGGACAAAAGCGGAGATCCAAGCCGAGAAGGCCCAGGA